GTAGAAGATGTGCCTAAAAAAACGCCTACCGAGTCATCATGCTTGCGTGCGTTGCATGTACGGCATGCGCTGGTCAAATTATCTGGATCATCAGACCCACCACGCTTGAGCGGAATGATGTGATCGACCTCAGTAGCCACACCACCACAGTAGGTGCATGTCCAGCCATCGCGATTGAGGATGGTAATGCGCAACTTCTTCCACCTTCCATCGCGCTTGCTTTCCTTAGCCATCAGCATCCTCGCATTGGCAACTACCACCATACAGGCTAGGGCATGCCTCGTCATCGTGAGCCATCAATGCCATCCCTTACGCTTGAAATGCTTGAGTGCTGCACAGGCTGTGCCGTATCGGTGCTGTATGTACTTCACACCCCATTCTATCTGTTGATATGGATTAGCCTTGGCTAACCATTGGCTTCTACCTTGTGGTATTCCATGATGAGACCCGTTCTTCGCGTTAGGCCGCCAGTTACTTTCACGCTCATACAGTTCGACTATGCACTCAAACTGATCCCAATCTTTGAGTTGATTGTATGCGTGTAACTTGTAATTCATTGGGTCTTTGGCTGGTCGCGCATGCGACATATCTAAACTCAGCAAACCTATAAATACGGCTAACAGGCAAATTAGCAAAGACCGGGCCCAATGCTGTGAGCCTTGTGCCGGGCCGTCTAAAGTGCCCGGACTGGCACTCAGCATAGCAAGCAAGTCAAGTTTCATGAGCGTAAGCCTCCTAATAATCTCAATATATGAACAGTGATGTTCGTCACATCGGTAAACTGTAACGGCCGTAGTCGAGAAGCCTGAGATCACCTTCCCTATCTAACAGTTGCCAGTCGCAGTAGATGACCCCAAACTGGTCATCAATCAAACCTCGGACCAAAGCATCGTCAAGGTCTCCGCATGTGTATAAATCAAACCTCAACTCGGCTGGGTTCTTTTCATCCCAGATGTGGAATGCAATGTGACTGGTCTCGATCAGGATGGCGGCAGTCATGCCTCGATTGCCCTCAGCCTTGACGTACTTGGCTACCGGCTCGATGATCCGCTTCATGCGTATCTGGTCCACCAAGTCAATCAAGAAACGCTCGGCCTCAGCCTCTTGGAAGATGGGCCGGTCAATGAACGCATTGATGAGTAAGTGCTTGTGCTGAATCATGCTGCCACGTCCTTTGGATAACATCTCTCGCAAATCTCGCGCTTATACACGAATACTCCACACATGATGCACCTCGTTACTCCCTTATCGTCTGCCATACCCACTCGCTTTCAGTAAATAGACCAAATCAGCCAACCGAATCACGCCAACCCAATCATCCATCGATGCCTCACCCTGTCCGTTCAGCCTCATAACGGCCACTCCCATTCCGGTTTCTTTGGCTCTGGCTCTAAGTTGTGCCATAGCAGATGCAGGATCAAATCCTCGTCTCGCTTTGACCTCAATATCGAGACCCTCAATGCCCAGTATGTCGCTGCCACTAGCAGCCATGGACGTAACGTGCGCTCCCTCAAAGCCATGACGAACCAGATATTGCGCCATAAGTTTTTCAGTTTCACGGCCTCGCTCCCTTCTGCTCATGTCCACGCTTTCTCGTAGTGCTCTTGGCATGCCCAGTTGTAATCCAATGGGTCTTCTTCATGCATCTGGACTCGATAGCCTGCATAACTGACCAGATCAATGCCACACCAGTCGCACTTGACCGGGTGCTTGTTTGGCTCGCCTGTGCGATCTATTTCAGCCATTGGCTTTGCCCTCGAATACCCAAGTGCCATTGACCCAGTTGCCCCACTTGGCTGGACATTGTTCAGACTTTGACTTAGCACCACAGACGTAGCCCATGTAAGGCTTGCCGGTCTTTCCTGTGCCTTCCTTGCGAAGCATCTGGCCGTGGGCGCAAGTAAAGCCCTCCACGGTTGCCCCGAGTGACTTCTGCAAGTCAGCAATAAATGTGTCGTTCTCATCAAAGGCCTTGCGCTCAACGTCATCCCAGACCACCGTTACCGGCTCATTGGCCACCGGCTTCTCGTCCGGCTTCCATGGGTGCTTGACTACCGGCGAATCGCCTCGCACCACTTTAGCCATTTCCTCACGCGATGCTCGTTTTCCCTTCGCAGCGTAGCCAGCGTTGGCAAGGGCGCGACCGATAGCAGAAGTCTCTGCGTTTTCAAGAGCCGAAGTAGAATTGACCCCTCGATCAGTAATAGTCTCTTCAGCCAGACCGGTTGCAAACGGATGCGCATCTGTGTCCACTCGATACAGTCGAGCAGCCACAATAAAGCGATTACCTTCGTGTGCCAGTAACTCCGTCTCAATCCGCCCCGGCGGATAATCATTCCAATACTTTGCCAGACGATCCTCAACTGGCTCATAATTGTCCAAGTTCCATGCCATCTAATTGCTCCTTTCCGAGCGCGTAGTCCAACTGTTGTCGGAATGTCCACACCGACCCATCGTGCCAGAGTTGCGCATCATTAGCGCATGGCTGGCAGTAATGGCGTGTCCTTCCCTTGTGCTTCTGTGTCTCAGAGACCACCTGCCACACGGCCGGGGTCTGTTGTCGTAGGTGACCCTTAGGGTATGCGAGTCGGCAGACATCGCACCAGATTGACTTCGTTTGCAGTTTCCTAATAGGCATCGAACTCGGTGGGGTCGGTAGTTGCCAGTTGCGCTGCGAGGCTTGCGTAAGCCACCAGATCGACATATCCGTCTCGACCTCTGTGACCGGGTGTTTCTGCCAGCCGTGAGACCTTGACCAAAGCCATACAGATAGCCGCTTGATCTGGCGTAATTGGCACTTCCAGATACGCACTCCACAGGTCAGCGATACGCCTGTGATTGATGTATGGGTGACCATAGATTGCTCCACGATCACCCCGGATACGGCCTGCTTCATCGAGTACTTCTTGCGCTGTGATCGTTTTGGGCGAGTCGCTTTCCATCCTTGAATCCTTTCCAGTACCAGTTTTCCGTTATGGCTGTGTAGAGCAATCCCAAGAATGGGATGGCTATAAGTGCAATGATGTAATAGATGGCTAATGGGTCAAACCCGATAGCAGTCATTGATTCCTTTCCTGTCCGAGTCTCGGACTAGGCAAAGGCTACGCCTTACCGGTGCTGCCTACCGGGGTGTGTTGATAACGATTTCATAACGAAATCTGAGGCTGCATCCCAATCGTCAATATGGTCATCAATCGACCGGGTGATCGGCACGATGGTCTCAATCATCGGTATCGCTTGCCCTCGAACACGAATGAGCCGTCCGGGTTCATCGGCACAAGTACTGGGTAGAAGCGAGACCCTTCAAGGTAGCCCACCACGAAGCCGGGTTGCCAGTTGGCATAGCCACGCGTGTAGCCCATGCCGGGGCTGGAAAGGTCCACCATATTGCCAACTTCGCAACCCCACAGAATTCGCCCATAATTGCCCTTATAGGCCTCAGAATGCGAAGAGAGACCCAATCTATGGGTATGCCCCTGAACGACGCTCTTACCGGCCCTCAGGGCTGAATTCAGGGCACTCTGGCCGGGCTTGTTAGATAGGGGTGCAGTATCGCCATGGATGGCTATCCAACCCGGGGCAAATCCCACGCCTTGAGGGTGATAGGCAATTCCCATCTTGTCGTATCCCATAAACCGGTGGTATGCCATCTCAGGCAGTTTGGTAAAGGCTGGAAGCCGGTTCATCAGGCTCTTGTACACCCTAGCCCCATGATTGCTACCGACTACATCGGTTACGCCAAGTTGTTCCAAAATCTCTTGAGTCCATGCCCGGTCTTCATCGATGTTGCCCATGGCTTCTTCCAGCACGTTTGCGCCATTGCGCAACTGCGGAAGGTCTATTTCGTCACCGATCTGGATGGTGCGATGAGGCTTCCATTTAGCAAGAAAGCGAGCCATGGAGTTCACCATTGGCTCGCTGTGAAAGGGTACTTGCAGATCTGGTACGAAGGCAATCCGTTTGATGCTAATCGTCTTCTTCTTCCTCGTCATCATCCAACTCGTCAGGCGGAGGTGCTACCCATTCAGGCAATCGCTGATCCACTAGCCAGCCCTGTATGGTCGCATCGTCAAAGCCTGCTCGCCTCATGGACTCGGCAACCTCATAGAGGCTGATCGCCCATGCATCGAGTTTGGTGATTTCCTTGGTGCGCTTAGCGGCTCGCTCTTTTGCTCTTAGGCTTGCGAGTTTTTGCGCCTTGGTCTTTCGCTTTGCCACGGTGCGCACCTCCTTGGGTCATAAG